TATACCATTCATGAAAAGTAATTGCGGTGGTATGCCCTCTTTCTTTTGTTACACTGAATAATCTAGCGTCTGCCGTTTCAACAATCGGGAAAGGCGATATCTGTCTATCAAAAGATAGTTTAATCGCATGATGCCCTGAATAGCTTTCTTCAACAGTCGCTTTCTTCACATTATCGTTCAAGTTAACTCTAGGTATAATTACATCAACAAGGATACTTCTTAATTTCTTTGAAGCTTCTTCATCAACATCTTCACTAACATTACCGTTTTCATCAACCTTAAACACTTCAACATCAATAGTTACTGGTTGACCCCATAAGAGCCTAGACTTCTTGTTAGATATCAAGGATGGCATTCCTGTATGTACTTTGATAATGTCATCAGGTGCTACTCGCCAAAACATTCTAGTGTCAACAACTGACTCTTGCCCTAATACTATTTTTTGATTTTTGTAATAGTTTGAGAGGATGTATTCATCGCCCATAAACCACACTAGGTATTGTGTTAAAAGTCTTGCCCTACGTTCTGAGGTCATGTATTCAGCTCCTAACCTGGAAAAGTCAGGGTTATATTTTATCTTGTCATTCAATCTCAAAAGCCCCCTCTCAAGCTTTGCGTCATAGCGCGCATTGAAGTAATCCGAAATTTTAGTTAATATTCCCATACAATCAACTCACTCTCTTAGCCGCTAATAATAGTTTGTTCATATGTCTTGTTTCTCCGTACTCGACCGCATCCATGATATCGTTCATCGGAAGGTTGTTATCTTCTCTTTCCTTACCCTCTTTGCCTTTAACCCACACAGCCGCCATATATGCGTTATATGCGGCAATTGCTTGGTTGTGTATGTATAACCTCTTTAGTGTAAACAAGATGATGTTAAGGTCTACACGCTCTTTAATCGTTGCTTTGTAACTAGGGGCTATTGCTATAGGTAACCCCGCGGTTTGTAAGTCTTTAATATAATTACCTTCTGCAGAATCAACAAAAGCTCCATCGATAAGATTTAAGATGTTGCTATGTCTTGTTAAAAAACCTCTTAACCTATCAGTTTTGTAACCATACCCAACAGATCGCCCGTTTTGTTCTGAATTGAAAACTTCAATATCAACAATAGCGGCATATTCAAAATTCTTTGAAAAACCTAACAACGCAAATACGTTGGTCGCTCTATTCTCAGCAATATCAACGCCGATTGTAAATCTGGATAGCGGATACTTAAGCTTTCCATTTTCATCTTTCGCATAGATATCAACGATGCAATCAGGGTTCATGTAATCAGCAAATATCATCTTGCCCCATTTGCCGCGCTCACCCAATGTTCTAGTCTTATGATAAAAAGAACCCACTGGATAAAGCGTCTTTAGGTTCCGTTTTTGTTTATGATCCAAAGCTGGGTTATCTTCAAAATCCCAATGCATGTAATAATAACCGCGTTTTTTTGTTTTAACCGAATTCATATCGCTTATGATAGAAGCCGGTGCGTTGCCAATTATTAAGCATTTGTTAATACGGTTCTGATATATAGGGTGGTTAGGATCATCACCGTTAAGCGTACATATTGTTATTGGATGTTCAGTCGCCCCTTGCCGAGCAAAGGTTTCATTTACAAATAATTCATCTGCAATATTAACTTCATCGATAAGTATTGTTTCGATGTCCTTGCCAAGTATTTTCTTCCATTTAGAGGTATCAGCATAACCAGCTAGCAATATTTTTTTATCAGTTCCAAGTACAGCTACATAATAACCGCCAATCTCATCTTTCTTAATTCTATAATAATCAGGAAACATTGTTAACAATCCCAACTTGGCGTTAAGAATATTATCATTGATTGAATCTGTATCTTTTGCGGCGATTAAACCGAACTTAGCTTTTTGAGATTGAACTCTATGATGAAATCCAACTATTGACGTTACTGACTTAGCTGATCTGATTGTTCCCTCTGAACAGAAGAACCTTGTCTCGTAGATTGTTGTATCATTGACCGGATCGTAGATGTCTTCTTTTAAGTTTATCCATGATAACGCATCTAGTATCTTGTTGTTAAATTGGATGTTAGGGGCAATAGTAATAATGCTGCTAATCATAGTCAGAACCCTCGATTACTTCTTGAGATTGTTCTTCTTCGTCTTCTTCGAATTGTATTGAGTTATCTACTCGTTGCAACTTACTGGCCGTTGTAACTCTTTCTTTCATAGCTTCTAGTAATTTATCTTCTGTGGTTTTAGTTCCGCTAGTAACGTTATCATTGCTCTTATCCATGATATTTATTAAAAGTTTAGAGGCTTCTATCTGGTCTCGCATTGATATTCTTTTATCGATGAGTTTCGGTTCTTCTACTTTTGTGACAATTCTTTTACCGTTGCGATAAGTTATCTTCTCAGTCTTCACCATAACAACAACCTGCTCCGTAAGCTCTCCACGCAGTCCCATTGTCATTCTTCTTTTTGCTTCATCGATGCTAGCCATGATCTCGGTGTCTTGTTCGCCAATCAGGAATTGTATATACGCGCGAACCTTGTCGTTCCTATACAGTCGGCTTCCTTGCCAACTCGCAGAGTTGGCACTATAACCTGCCTCTAGTGCCGCTTTTGTTTTATTGCCATATATAACATAATATTCCGCAAACCTTCGTTGCTTAAAATTTAATCCTTGCAATATGCCCGTCTTGTATTGAGCTACATTTGAAGGCTTCGGCTGCATTTTCTTTTTAGGCATGAGTCAAAACCCCTCTTTCAGTCTTAAAACCAATAAATGCTAAATTCTTTCTTTTAAAAACAAAAAAAGACTCTTAAAAACTAAAGTCTTTTCGGTTGCAAATGCATATAAGTGCATCTTACTATATAAATACTCTTTTAAATACTTAATATATAATAACTAGTATATATATGATATAACTAGGAAAAATGCATTCTTCTAGAGAGTCGAAAGGAGTTAAGACCTCTCTAGAAGTATAGGAGAAAGTGAAATGAGAAAATCTAAACAAGTCAATTTGCTTAAATTAAAAAAGAAGTGTTGTTTACACACTTCCTTTACAATATCATTATAACACGTTATTTTGATATAACATCTACTTGAAAACTACTTACTTTTAACTTCTTAGTTCTATGTGCTTATTGAAAATTGTATGTGCGTTGTAAATTGTTGACGGCGCATAACCCATTTGTTTAATTTCATCAACATTTTTCCCTTCAAATACGCTCATCATAAAGATTTCTAAAACTGAATCAGTTCTATTTTTTTTCTTCAATTGTTGCAACATCTTAGACCCTAAACTTCTTAACTTATTCAAAGTCTTTTCTTTGTCAGCAATAATTATTCTATATCTTTCAATGTAGCTAGTGAGTTCAGCTATTCTAGTTAATATCTGTTCATCTGATTGTCTTGAGCTAGACCCTTGTACTCTCGGTTGATCGTAAGTAATAGCTTTGTAAGCTGGTGGCCCGGATATTTTTATTAAATGTTCTCGCTCTTGTTCGTAGTTTTTAAGAATTTCTTTGTTGCTATTTATTTCAAAACGTACCCTAGTTACATTCCCGTAGTAGTCAAAAGCCATTATAATCCCCCGCTTTCCGCTTGTTTAAGTTTGTCGTTTTGCTTATTTCTTTGTTGAGATTCTAAATTTATTAGAGCAACAACTATAACGTCCAATAAGGTTTTTTGTTTGCTTTTTAATTTAGAGTAGTTTAGCTTTAATACCCCGCAGACTTCCTTAGTGGTTTCTTGAACAAGGATCTGCAACTCTTTAGATTCTATTTTTGTTGTTATTTTTTTCATCTCTCATACCTCCGCATAATATCACCGTTGCGTTTCCAAATGGCGGTGATACGTTTACTTCTATAATCACAAAATCTATATTCTTCAGTATTAGATGATGTTCTAACCATACAAACTATTTCACTATCTTTATTAAACCTTAAAACTTTTAATAATTCCCATTCGTTGTCTAATTCCACCATATCCCCCACCTCAAGCAAGTCAAGTAAGTTGTCGCTATACTTAAAGGTAAATTTACTACCGTTTTTTAAACTATCAAATGATTTACTTTCTTTTTCGTTAGTTAAATCAAATATTTTGCCTAATTCTTCTAACAGCACGTATCGTTTCATTGTTGTTCCTCCTCGTGAACGTCACCGATGATTTCAAATAAACTCATATCTTCTCCTGCAAACAAACCGTATTTACCGCTTTCGTAATGAATAGAAAATAACGCTTCATCATCAATCCATTTAACTATACCTTTTATTTTTATTTTATTATCGTATTGTAATATATCACCCTCATAAATCTCTACACCGTTCTTATCTTTAAGGCCAGTGTATTGGCCTATTGTGCTTTCTATAACACCATATGCGTAAGGTTTGCCTTTACTATTAGAAATAAACCATTCATAATCACTTTTAAAGTTTGGTGTTTTATCATGAGTTAGCAAACCATAATGCCAATTACCTTTTATGTCTTTACCTCGAAACTTATACTCTTTTCCACTTTTCTTTTAATCGCTTAAACATTTTCTTTTACCTCCTTCGGCACTGACTTGCGTATCTCAACCGTTTTTTCACCATTCAGTATCTTATACACCCATTCACTCTTAACGCTTAACAGTAAGCATTTTTAGCCTTTGTAATACACATACATATATGATTGTGGTGCTTTGGTTAAAAAATAGTCTTTAAGATTTCCATTAAACGCTTCTAACTCTTTACTCATCTTTATCACTTCCATAAATATCACTCCAATCTATTCTCGTTCTACAATAAGGACATGAATTAAATGTATTTCTTATTTCTTTACCACAATTACCACATTGCCAAGTTATCATTGCTTCTACTGGTTTCATAGCCATATCTTTTTTCTTCAACTCCTCAAGTTTTTCAAGGGATTGACCTACAGCATTCCAACTAATAACCCATAAATCATTTTCTTTGTCATAATAGATTTTGTCTTTTAATTCTTGGCTAATTTTAATATCTTTAAGCCATTCTTTATTTGCTTTCACTTCATTTCCTCCTTAATATTCTTCAGCGGATTTTCTTGATAAAAAGAAATGAATACCGCTTGAACATTCTTTAATTTCTTCATCATAATCAGCACTAACAGTTTCACCAACTTTATAAACAAACTTATTATCATTTTGTGAATAACCAATATCAAACTTTTCGGTCTTATCAATATTTTCAATTACTATAACCTTTGCTCGATCCGTTCTGCATTTTGAATGATATTGACTTTGAAATATTTGACCTTTTTCAAGTTCTAAAGTCGCTATTAATTTATTAGCTAGTTTTTTATAAACTAACATTTTCTCTTTAACTTTAAACACTTGTTTAATAATACTTCCAAAATGATTGAAAGTTTCAATTTTAATATTGTTAGATTTTACCCATACAACGGTGAAATCACACAATTCAGCACTAGAGTTATCATACAATTTAGCACTAGAGTTATCAAACAATACAGCACTAGAGTTATGATACAATTTAGCACTAGAGTTATGATACAATTTAGCACTAGAGTTATTAAACAATACAGCACTAGAGTTATCACACAATTCAGCACTAGAGTTATCATACAATTTAGCACTAGAGTTATCACACAATTCAGCACTAGAGTTATCATACAATTCAGCACTAGAGTTATCATACAATTTAGCACTAGAGTTATCAAACAATACAGCACTAGAGTTATCATACAATTTAGCACTAGAGTTATGATACAATACAGCACTAGAGTTATCACACAATTCAGCACTAGAGTTATGATACAATTTAGCACTAGAGTTATGATACAATTTAGCACTAGAGTTATTAAACAATACAGCACTAGAGTTATCACACAATTCAGCACTAGAGTTATGATACAATTTAGCACTAGAGTTATGATACAATTTAGCACTAGAGTTATCATACAATTTAGCACTAGAGTTATCAAACAATACAGCACTAGAGTTATTAAACAATATAAACTTTAAAACACCATTATTTCTTAATTCTACATAATTATCAAATTCTATAATGTCAACATATTCTCTATTTTCAATAGTGATATTCAACTTTTCATTTTCGTATTTCATTTTATTCATTTCGTTTCCTCCTCTAGTGCTTTGATTCGTTCTTTTAAATATTCAAGTTTAGCGATAAAACCCATATCACAACTACGATCATAATTTTCCCAGTTCTCTATATGATTTTCTTTTTCTCTATACAATGACAGCAACTCATCTTTCTTTTCTTGTTCGGTGATGTATTGTTGTAATATTATTTCATCTTCTGGAACAAACAATATTATTTTTCTAACTTCTTCATGTTTTTTCATTTCTTTCTCCTTCTTATTTTTGTTATTTTATGCATCGAATTCATCTTCTTTGCTTGGTTCTTGATATTCTATAACAGCAAATTTCTTTCCACATTCTGAACAGTGACAGTATCCGCCTGCGTTTCGTGAATCAATTTCACCGCCACAATATGGACAACACTCTACTTCATCCGGATATGAGTATCCTTGAACATATGCGTACATCATTCACTATCAGCTTCTTTAGCCAAATCTACACCGATTATGTAGTGTCGCAATTCAAATGGAAGCTCTCTTCTCATGTAATACTCACCCACAACTGGAATCATGCTATCTTTCATAAATACTGGAATGTTGAATATATCAGCAAGTATTAAGATGCCTTCAATCATCTGAGTAGTTGGAATAATCTTATCTTTCCTATTACCAGTTTCAGCTCCGATAATAAACCAATCGATATTATTTATATCTTCTTCATAAATTTTGATTCCGTTTGGTTTAAATGGATCATCTTGTATTGGTTCAAAAGATATAAACAATTTACTTTTTGAATTTATACATTTTGTTTTCACTAGCTCATGAATTCTTCCTATTTCAGAGCAAGATGTAATTGTGACCCCGGCCCATTCATTTGGTGATGTGAATGCACTATAGAAGTTTGCTTTATCCGGCCTCTTTGTTAGATATAGATAATTGTGCTGCGGATATTTGTTCATCGATGGACCAACAACGTTTTGAATATCATGTGACCAATCGGCTACATCACTCATGGAGTTCATGAAGATGTTTTTTGATTTCTTTGATTTCAATTGATTTAACCGTTCTGGGAAGAATTGAGGACAATTCCAATCTTCTATGTAATTAAATCGATTATTAAGTCTTCTGGCATAGCAGTATGTACAATTGAATGTGCATCCTACTACTGGATTTAAAGTACTATCGCACCACTCTATTTTTGTTTTGTTCATGAGCTACTCCTTCGTTTTGACATTCTCCTCCGCAATAGATGCACGGATCAGTTGATTTTGTATCAGCTGAATACTGATACTTACCGCATTCTTTACATTTGTAAGTTGTCATGCTGCTACCTCCATATTCTAGAGCGTCAATAATATCGATATTTTCTTGTTCCCATGAATGGTTTTTCTTGGCTCTCTCTATTGCTTTAAACATTGTTTTGGCTTTGCCCTTAACTCCGTTATAAGTTGCGAGATAACCACTTTTAATCTCTCTAACAAATATCTTTTCATTCTCAACTTTCGGCATTGTTTTGCTCCTTCTCTAGTTGTTTAACTGTCTCTTCGGCTGTTTTTAGCCAACTATCCCATTCTTCTTTTTCGTAGCCAGTGAACTGAATGATTTGTTGCCCTTCAAGCCCCGCTTTCTTCTTCTGAATGTATAGTTTGTGCCAAATCTTCCTGGCGGATATTTCTTTTTTTAATAAGTAAAGTTCCATTTCTTGTTTTGTTGTGGCATATCTACCGCCAACATATACAGCTTGAAAGTCCATAAACTTTACAACTGCATCTAAGTCATCGCTCAATTCTCTTCTTGAAACCAAGTCCGCAAAGTCTCTTTTTGGATAATCTAGTAATTCTCTTGTATATTGGTAGTCATCATCTAATCGTTCCAACATATCCTTAAGAGACAATTTTGATTTGAAATGTAGTGAATGTTCGTGGATTAGATCGTGCAATTTGTATTGTCTCGGAGTAAGTCTTTTGCGTTCAATTTTTTGTGGAACAAATTGTTCTTGCTGTTGAATTTCTTGGCTAAAGATATCTAATTGTGTAGTCATCTGAAAAACCCCCTAGCTAACGGAATCGGTCTTGTCTCTTCATTAAATTTAACAGTGAGTCTTATTCCTTCTTTTCTTGCTTTTTGGCAAATAAGAAATTCTCTTCTAGTTAAATTAAAACTTAATGGCATATGTCTTTTTCGGTTGACATAACTTTGACAATCATCGATTATTTGATATAGTTTTTTAACTTCAAATTCTGCTAGCATGGTTTTTTACCCTCTTCATAGATTGGTATATCAACATCGTCAATTCTTAATACCATATTTTCTCTGCATGATTCAGGAATAAATTCCTCGGCTAGAGTAAGTCCGTCGGGTAGTTTATTATGTATAATTTTGAAAGTTAAAATTGAATCTGTTAAAAAATCAAATAATTCTTTTTCTTCTTTTTCACTTTTTTTATGTAACATTTTTAGTTGCCTCCTTGTTCTCGAATATATTCGTCCAACCATTCTGGTTTAACATCTGGTCTAGAAGTATTTTTTTTGTTACTAGATTCTCTTTGCTCCCAAGTTCTTACTGCAGCTTTCCAGTCTTTCATTTTGTTTTTGCCAACAAACCAACCTTTAGCTTCGTAAAAATCATAGAACTGAGATGGATCAACATTGTTTTTTCTTTCTTTACAATAATTTAAAATTTCTTCTCGAGTAGGTTTAATAAAAGAGGGGGAGCGTTTAGCGACAGTTTCTTTTTCTCTATTCTTTTCTATACTATTCTTCTCTTCTCTATTCTTCTCTATACTGTGTATACCACTGGTAGACAATTGGTTGTCATTTGGTATACCAAGTAATGTATAAGCGCCGTTTTCTTTTACATCAAGTTGTGCTTTTTCATCTAAATAAACCGTTTCGGTGTATCTATCTTTTCTTAAATAATTGTTGATTCTCCAATGTTTAATAACAATTACACCGTTTTGAAAAGATATGATAAAATTTTTTGCTAGAAGTATCTTTAAATCATCGCTTGAAGCATTGATAATTCTTCCAATTTTTACTGGATTATTAACAAAACCATCATCATCAGCTCTCATTGATAAATGAAAATATAACGCTTGTGCTGATAGTGGCATTTCAAGAAAAGCATCGCTATCTATTATTTGTTGTGAGAACATTCTCTTTTGTGCCATTAAACTACACCCACTTCCTCAAAATCAGTAAATATACTCGTTTGACCGTTCGTTGTGATTCCGTTTAATCTATCAACGCTAATCTTGTGATAGTTAGCATCAATTTCAATTCCAATAAATCTACGCCCTAACTCTTTCGCAGCTACACAAGTTGTGCCACTACCGCTGAAACAGTCGAGGACTAAATCGTTGGGTTGAGATGAGTTAATAATAAAATGCTTGATTCTCTCTAATGGTTTAATTGTCGGATGGTCGTATAGTGCTTTGTCATCAATGTTAGCTGGACTTACCCATGCTTTTGATTTTGTTTCATAAGTTCCATTTAAGGGGGTGTTATTTTCTCTTGCAAAAACACAATATTCTAAATCACTTAAATATTTATTATTTGCTGTTGGAATCGGATTTGTTTTTAACCACACTAATAAATCGACATTGCAGCCTAAATCTTCATAGTGTTTCATTAAACTTGAAACTTGGTTTTTATTACACC